CTGCTCCAGCGCATCCAGCACGAATGTCGTTTCCATAGACGATGAGACCCGCCACCCCACGATGTATCCGGCAAACACATCAATGATAAACGCCACATAGACGAAGCCCTGCCATGTGCTGACGTAAGTAAAATCAGCCACCCACAGCTGGTCAGGTCGTTCTGCCACGAACTGACGGTTTACGCGGTCGCCTGCGGCAACGGCTTTCCGGCTGATGGTCGTACGGACCTTTTTACCCCGGAGAACACCGGCAAGTCCCATAACCGCCATGAGACGTGCCACTGTACATCTGGCCACCCTGATTCCTTCCCGTAACAACTGACGCCAGACTTTACGCACACCGTACACCTGATGATTTTCATCGTATACGCGCTGTATCTCTCTCTTCAGCCAGTCGTCGTGCTGCGCACGGGCACTGCGTTTATCCGGATGATGTCGCTGTTGCTGACAATGGTAATACGTTGACGGGGCAATATGCAGTTCGCTGCATACCGGTCCGACCCCGTACTGCTCACGCAGCTTATCCAGCAGTGGCATCATTTTTTCCAGAGGCGGTCGAACTCCGCCTTCGCAAAATAAGCGGAAGCCTGGCGAAGGATATCGTTACTGCGGCGCAGTTCACGATTTTCACGTTCCAGCTCTTTCAGACGCTGACGTTCAGCGCTGGTGAGCCCACCATCACCGCCCCCGGTATCCCGCTCATGCTGGCGAACCCAGACACGCAGAGTCTCCGGCGTACAGCCAATCTTTGGGGCAATGGAACAAATTGCCGCCCACTGTGAGTCATATTCATCCTGACTTTCCAGAACCATACGAATCGCCCGCTGACGGACTTCGGGGGAAAAACGAGTATTTTTAGTCATCCTGTTTACCTCTTTCTCAGGGAGTTTAGTCTCCAGGATTTCCGGGGCGGTTCAATCCGCATATTGATAATATATTGACAGGCATCATTGCTGTCTGTGAAAAATAAGTCTCTACAAACATATAAGGCCTTTTAGCCAGCGTCTTCTTTCAGGTCAGTCGCTGGCTCTTTTTTATTATGCTGCCGGTGCATTTATCTCCAGCACCAGACTTTCTATCTCAACGCCATACGCTGCATTTTTTGTAACATCCGTCAGCGTCAGCGCATTCAGTCCCAGTGTCAGACTGTCTTTTATAACCTGGAATGCCGGGCCAGCCACTCCATTCAGTTTCGGAGTAACCGTGGCACTGCCGGCGGTGAACACCAGCTCCAGCGTCTGCCAGTCGTTACCGTAATCGCCGAACTCCCCCAGCTTCGTGTTTCCGGCTTTCCTGTGATGCATCAGATTCACTCTGCCGTCAGTGGTCTGAGTGAAGTACGACATCAGGAACGGATTACCGGTACCCGTCATCGCCACACCATCAGGAACGGGAGCATCCGTATACAGATAAATCCCCAGCCCGAACTGATTGTTGGTCAGTGCGCCTGACAGGCGGAACTTACAGTTCAGTCTGCCGCCCTGTGTCAGCAGGGTAATTGCGTCATCCACCGGATGCGTCAGGGACCAGGTTTTATTGCTCTGCCTGGTGATCTTAAATACACCATCTGACAACTGAATTCCGCCATCCTTAATGCTCCAGCCCTGCGCAGCAGCCTCTCCGGCTGCCGGCAGCAGGGAGATTGTGCGAACGGACGTATCTGCAGACGGACCCGATGGCGTGTTGCCGCCGGGCGAGGGTTTGATTTCCGGTGCCTTACCACTGATGAAGGCGGAGGTGCGCCCGGCTGCGTTCAGAATAGCGGTTGCCAGACGATCCGGAATAATGCTCCTGCGCGCCCATGAACTGAAATGTGTCGGGCGGTTTGATGATACCTGGTTTCCATTCGTTCTCGATGCCGCACCGTAATATCCTGATGCCGGAATATCCGGATCTTCTGCCGGCGCGTTAGTGGCGGTATTGACGCCGTTACCGTCTGTCATGAAGGGCACAAAATAAACGCCCTCACTCTCCCTGTTTTTATACCCGCCGTACACGGTGTCGTACTGGGTAGCGTATGTATTTTTCCAGTAATACGTCGTATCACCACAAATCCACGGCACATCTGCAGCACTGCCACCATGGCACTGCGCGTTAAACACGGAGAGGTCAGCACGAAACTGTGTCAGCATGGCTGTAAACAGCGCAGGTTGCTGTGCGTGGGTGGCGGCGCTCATGTCAAACTCTCCCTGCATCCAGCACACCGCCAGCAACACATTTTTCGGGTTCTTCTGTAATGCAGCTTTAGTGCGCGCAATCAGGTCCTGATATAACGGTTTACCCACACCCCAGCGTGCCGAATCCTGGCTGGCCCCCGTGTCCGCACTGAATGTCCCCTCAGCGCCCTGGGTGAATGCAGAACCACCACGACAGCATGGTACCAGCAGGATCCCCGCGTTATTCGGGATATACGGAAGCAGTTTTTTGGCAATATGTAAGCCCTGGCCGACACAGCCGTACTGCCCTTTGCTCAGGTCTGCCTTCGGATGATTCAGCGTACTCATATCCTGCACATCATGCAGGCAGTGGTCGGCCGGAATGATGTCGTTATACGTACAACTCTCTCCACCCGGAGTTACCGTGCTGCGGCGCGCCAGCTGTTTAATGCGCGGATCCGGAGCATCGTAAGAATCCGGTAACGGAAGCCCTTCACCGTAGGCCATGCCGTTGGACTGTCCGGCAAGCACAACCACGTAGAACCAGTCCGGCTTAGATGAAGGGCCGACCTGTGGATCTCCTTCAATAGCCACCGCCTGCATCAGTGTGTACGGCGTAATGGCAACCGGTCCGCCGTATGGCTGCCAGCCCTCTTTCAGTTTGTGTGTCAGCTTTTCCGCAAGGTCTGACGGCGACGCCGCCCTGACAACATCATAGTGTTTAAATGCCATGAATCCTCCCGGCCGGGATAATATTGTGAGTAAAATGAGGAGCGGGCTGAAGTCCGGAAGTTACAGGACAATGGCAGAAGAGAGACAACAGCCCGCAATACGAAAAAGGCCGCGCTATTGCGCAGAGTGATTACTGTCGGATATTATTCGCCAGCTGAAATATTACTTCACGTTTTGTTGTTTATTCCTTGCCGCCCGCGTCTCCCTGCGCGGGCTTTTTTTGTCCATAAGAAAGCCCCTCCGGAGAGGGGCTGGAGAGTGGCGCTATGTGCCATTGCATGGTGCCGGGTGCCTCCCGGTGAATTCAGTACCAGCACCTGAATCCGCGATTATCCCATATACCTACTCGCTGATTGCCCCTCCGCACAGGGGGATTCACCATGCCAGTTTCTTTTAACAAACTCCCCGCAAACCAGACAACAGTCAACCGCCTGAATTGTGAGACATTTAAAAAAAAGGCCCGCAAAAGCGAGCCAGGGAAAATAAGTGTGGCGCGTTGTACTGGATTCGAACCAGTGACCGATTGCTTAGAAGGCAATTGCTCTGTCCGGCTGAGCTAACAACGCAGGATACAGATAATGGACCGCCTTCGGGGACCCGAACTCCGCGCAACCAGCTTCGAAAGCTGGCGCTCTTTCCTGATGAGCTAATGGCGGTATGTGATGGTGGCCCTTGCTGGATTTGAACCAGCGACCTGGCGATTATGAGTCGCTCGCTCTCACCACTGAGCTAAAGGGCTGGGTCAAAAAATAATAATCAGATGAAAATCAATAATCAAGCCCTTGCCTGGATACATATCTGTCTGGCGGGAAGCCATAATAGCGGTGAAATACAGAAATAAAGTAGGACCAGCTTGAATAACCGCATTTTTCTGCTACAGCCTGTCCATATCCATGCCGGGAACATAACATATTGACAGCAACACGCATCCGCTCTTCCAGCAACAAGCGACTGAACATGTGCCCTTCATTTTTCAGTTTTATCTTTAACAAACTCTCACTCATATGCAGGCGTAACGCAATCGCACCAAGCGTCCAGCTTGCTGATATATCTGTCTGAATTATCGCCCTGACTTTGGCACTTATACTGGATAAACATCCACTTAAAAATAATAATATCCGTTCATCTGATTCAAACAGCGACAGGCATGCCATCATAAGAAACATATCCGTGGTATCTCCGGAAAATCTCTGGCTGGTAATTAAAGCCTCAGCCAACGCAGGGTTGTTGGGTTCCAGTGACAGATAAAGCGGAACGTCAGTCAGATGAGTTCTTGTCAGCTTATGCTGAATTTCCAGATATTGACTTACTATGGAATGGTTTATATCGAAAATTTTAACTTTGCCATAATGCATAAGGAAAAGCGCCCTGATGCATTTGGTGGCCAGAACGACTGAGCCGGGCTTAAGTGACAACGTATCCTTTTCAAGAAAAATATTAATTGGGGAGCAAACCATGATAACTGAACAGACAACAACCATTATAATTTTACTTTCATTAGCAATTGGTTAGTTCAATTATAGCCCCAAAAGGTAAATTATCATCAACACATAAGCAAAGGACTGACAGGTGCCGCTAACACCCACCAGCCGCCCATTTACCACAAATAAAAAAGCCTTCAGGACTGAAGGCGTCTGTAACAACCGAACTGATAGTCTGCCAGACCCGCATAACCAGCTGGGTCAGTATTAACTGGCAGCGCTCGCGTGAAAGGTACGTATTCTGCGCAATCTCCCCGACCGTCGCCGGTTCGGTGACGCTTAATTCATCAAACACAACTCTGGCGGTTTCTGTCATATCCTGCTGTTTCAGCATGTCTTTTTACCCTTTCCGGTTAACGTGACACACCAATAACTCTTGTCGAAAAAGCCAGCAAGCTGAAAGACCTGTATTAATAACTACCAGCACATTTAACGCACTGCGCTACTTTGCGGGCACAAAAAACCCGCTCAGAGGCGGGGTCAAGCTATGCGGCGAAATAACCACTCTTAACAGCATACCTGATTTTTTACGTACGTAAATGCTTTGCCGTGCATATTTTTCATGCAAATGTCACGTCCTGCTATTTTTCAGTCTTATAAATTTAAAACCATAGAAAAAATCAATTATGTTTTAAAAATGGATAGGTAAAGAATAACAAGTGACACAGATTCAAACCAAAATGGAAAAGGGTGGCAACCCACAAACGCCCACTCCACATCCATGACAATCCATACACAACACCAGATAACGTGGCAAATAATACAAGTAAAGCACCACCTGAATAGTGATAAAAACCAAACAACAAAGCCGCCACAATTAATGCAACCAATGGAGACGTTACTTCTGATAGCCGTGATTGAATATACCCTCTAAATAATGATTCCTCTGCCAGAGACACAAAAAACAAATTAGCCAATATAAACTCTGGCAACCACTCAGGAAAATGAATCTCTGGCTTTAATCCACCAAAAAAACAGCCAAAAACAGGATAAGAGGAACAGAGAGCGACAGAGCCCCCCACTTCCACAAAGACACTTCTGATTTTACTTCTTTTTTAAACAAAGAAGATGTACACAGGACTAACAAAAATGGCACCAGCGCTTTATCAAAATTAAAATACATTGTATAGGGAGTACTTTGAGGGCCAACAGTAACAGAATTTAGCACTACAGGATTGTGAAACCCTGGCCATAGATGGAAAAATAATGCTATGGCTGATAAAACTATGCCAACTTCATATATAGATTTAGCCCAGGCGTTATATTTCCAGTTGAACTTCAAAATAATAAAAAAACGATTGTAGCAACAAAAAATAACACCGACCAATCAATAATATCATTAAGCACAGCCAGGACAACAGACACCGTCAACAATGAAAAAGCCACTACCTTATGCCAACTGAGAGTTGACAGTGACAGTACTAACACAATCCACATAAGCACTCCTTTTATTTAATGATGAAGATTGATTATCAATATTTTCAATTCACCAGGCAACATTTTATCTACCTTCCACAATACATGACCATCAAAAAATAAACATGTTAATTATAAACACAGAAAACATAACCCTCATCACTATATATCCCTACCGCATATCCATATCTAACCGGACATTCAGAGCCATAAGCATTCCTTCAATAATACCTTCCGCTTTATAAAGCCTTTTACCAATAAGCCCATCAGAACATCTATGCTTACGTGCAAGAGCCATAAATGTCATTCCACCTACGTAATAATCCACCAACAAATCGTGCAAATACTGATTATTCTTGTTTAATCGTGCCATACAACCACAAATTATCATGGCGTCATCATCAGAACACTTAGGACGTGATTTCACTTTAGTCGGGATTAATCCTTTAAAACCAGCAGCTATCGAGGGCCATGTTACATCTTCATGATTATTTGCTGCCCATGCCCCCCATCGCTCAAGAACCATCTGGATATCACGCGCCATCGTTACCACCTCTGATTTCGTAAATCTTCACGCCCAGCCGTCCACCTGGCACAGGCTGACCGCGCACAATATTGATTTCATCAAACTGCTCGTCATCAATGAGCACTTCCGCATGCGTCAGCGCATCCAGCGGTGCTTTCAGAATGTTGTCCAGGTCACGGCGGCGCTTATCCGGTGGTTCTGCAATAATTTTTATTGCCAGCCGTCCGGACAGGCTTAATTTCAGCCGCTGCTGGCGAACAATAAGCGCCACAGCCCGGCGATAACGCTCACCGGCTTTTGATACAAAATATGTGCTGCCACGACGTCGCCAGTAGGTGTTCACCGTCGGCGGGTAAGGCAAAACAAACTCTATACGCATCAGTAACCTCTTTTACCCGAGCACGCCGGTTGCAAAAGCGTGATCAAGAAAACGAAAAATTAAATCAACCTGGGAACCATGCTTTTCTTCGAACGCCAGCGGATCCGCATGAAGCTCGTTGTGATGCTCCCGACACAGCGGTAGCGTGAAAATATCGTGGGATTTTGTTCCCATTCCACCCTGACCATGACCAATCAGATGATGAGGATCGTCCGCTGGCTTACCACAACACGCACACGGCTGTGTCTTTACCCAGCGTGTGTATTTCTCATTTACCCAGCGGCGACGTTTAGGTCGTTTCATGAAGGATTTCGGAGACTCCGGATCAACGGCAATGCTGACCACCGTCTTTTCCTGTGGTGGGTTCTGTTGCTGGTGGGTGTGAGGCGGTAGCGCAATATTTTTTGTGCGCTGCTTCAGTATGCTGGTGGCGGTCTGTTCTCCCGGTATGATGTCGCTTTCACGGTATACGGAGCGGATTTTTTCCGCCGGTAATCCCAGAGAACGACGCGATACTGCCTCAGGTAATGCGTCCACCACCTGATTGCAGACTGCCCACCAGGATAATTCAGCCAGCGATAATTCCCGTTCCTGTATGCCATTCATTGCGTGGCGGATGACGTCAATCATCCAGGCGGCCAGATTCTGTTGAGCAAGTTGCTCAAGTGATTCGGATGTCTGGTCGCGCAGCTGGTTGTCGCAGTGCCAGCACAACACCATCGCGCCGGTACCGTAACGATGTATGACAGTTTCGCTGTGATGATAATCACCATGAGGCCACTGGCAGGATTTCACGTGACGTAATAACCAGTCAGACAGTGCACCAGCGCCACCCGCAGCACGGATCACCCGCTCATCGCTGAAAAATGGCAGTAGTGATTTATCTTCCGCCAGCGGCTGGTGAACGGCAGGTACAACCCCGGACGGCAGAGCTCGCATGCTTTTTGGTTCCGGCTCCACCAGTATTCTGCCGTTATGGAATGCTGACATTGATTCA